TGCTCTACGTCAGTTATTGTACATCTATAGAGCCAGGTTTCTCTGAGCAAGGCCAGGCGATAATGGTTTCAACAAGAATCTCATGGCAGGGCCGATCGAAGACAAGGATATAGTATGGCAAAGGTAGAGGTTTACCTAGAGAATCGTCCAGACGATAGTGATATACGTATCCCTGGTCTTGGTGTTTTCAAGAATAACACCACTACTGAGGTTGACGAGAAGGTATGGCGTCGATTCAAGGCCAGTAATCCTGATTACAGTGATGACCATACCTTTAGTTATGGTTATAGGACTGAGCCGCCGGCCCCACCGTCGCCTCCACAACCACCGACCGCTTTTGGTACTAGAGAGGAGACTGAATAATGACAGTTGGACTTGGTGCAGCTGGTGTAGTCGGCCTGGCTATTGAAACTACAAAGGGTGAATACGAAGCCCCTACTAAGTTCTTCCCACTTAGGTCTGAGGGTCTACAGTGGCAACAGGGTACAGTTCAGCGACGAGTCATTGCTGGTACTGTAGATCCGCTCGGTGCGGTACCTGGTAATGGTCACTGTGAGGGTGACATTGACATTGAGGTACTGGAAGACGTAATCCCTTATTTCCTCCGTTGTGCTCGTGGTACGCTCGTACAGACTGGTGCTGCTGCTCCATTCACTTACGAGTTTACTCCGAATCATGCTGCTGTAGCTAGCAATACCATGAGCATCACTGTGGTGCGAAATGGTGTTGTGTTTGGCTACACTGGTGTAGTCGTAGCTAGTATGAACTTCACTGTAGATGAGGGTATGCTCGTCTGTACCTTCTCACTCCTTGGTGAAGAGGAAGAGGAAGTAGCAGATCCAGGCTTCCCGACCTTTGAAGAGACTGGTCCGTTCGGTGCCGGTACCTATACCCTGTCCATTCCTACTGGTACGCAAATCTTCGATGCTGATGGGTTTACGTTCCAGGTAGAGGATAGCGGTGAGGTTCAGAATCGACTGATTGATCGTCGTGGTGCGGCGTTCATCTCGTATGGTGAGCGTAACACGTCACTGTCTCTTGATCGTGATTTCGAGAATCGTACTCAGTACAACGAGTTCAAGGCGCTTACTGAGCAGAGTGTAACGCTTCGCGCAGATAAGGCCACAGGAGAGTATGTAGAGTTCAATATTCCGCGTACATTCCTTGATGCATACGATGTATCCCTCAGTGATGTTGGTGGGCTCGTCCGTGCATCAACTACCTACGTAGCCCTCCACGATGATGGAGTAGGGGGTGCCTACAGAATCGAGCTGGAATCGACAGAAGACCTTGGTTTGGTATAACGTAAGTCCAAATTAGAGAAAGGGAGCCTCTAATGCCAGTAGCAGTAATTTCCGGTACGGAGACTGAAGAGTTTAATCTGAAGAGCCTTGAAGGTGCATACGTTGTCATCCGACGTATGACCTATGGTGAGTATTTGCAGCGTCAGCAGATGACGTCAAACATGAAGATCAGTAATAACCGCGAGTCGGATTATGCTGGTATCATGGAACTCGTAAACAAGAACGCTATTGAATACGAGTTCGCCAACTGCATTACTGACCATAACCTTGAAGATGAGAAGGGTGAGAAGCTTAACTTCGCCAAGCCTGGTCAGGTTGATCGTCTGCCAGCTAAGCTCGGTAACGAGATCAACACCCTCATCAACAAGTTGAATGCCTTTGAAGAGGCTGAAGAGGGAAACTCAAACAGCGCATCGAGTTCTACGTAGTTAGTTCTGGTCGTGGAGGCAAGCCTAAATACGAGGAAGACGTAGTGAAATCTCTCAATATGGCGAATATGTGCCAGGAGTTTCATTGTCTCCCCCGTTCGGGCGGCCTCCACGACCAGGACTTTCTTGATGCGCTGAAACTTCAGTGGGTATTGTCAGCACAGGAAAAGGCCCGTAAGGAACAACAAAAGAAGAAGAAGAAATAGTGGCTACCTACCGGAACGTCTACCTTATCATGCGGGCGCGTGATGACGCTACTAGAGTCATGCGCGGGATGGGGCGTTCCTTTGGGCATCTTGCACGAGAGCAAGAACGTCTTTCACAGACTAGTAAGGCTGCACAGGATCGTTACACAAGTGCTGTCAAGTCTAGTACGGAAGCACAAAGAGCCGCTACTTCTGTGGTTAAGCAGCAGAGCCGTGAAGCAACTAAGGCTATAAATGATAACTATAGGGAACAAAATGCTCTAGCAAGGGATAATGCTAGAGTCTTGGCTCAGACTCGTGCAGAGGATAATAGACGGGCAGTAGCAGGCATACGTGAGACTAGTAGGCTCAGAGTAGATGCCCTTAAGTCAGAGCGTGATGAGGGTATCCAGGCTGCTCGTCAGCTAACTAATGAGTCTGTTCGTGAGCGTACTAGGGCGCACGATAACTTCATCAATCAGCTAAAGACCCAGCGCGATCAAAGTGTTCGTGGGCTACAGGATCAGATAGCCCGCCACAGACAGCTTAATCAGCAATATTCTGTAAGAAATGCTCAGATAGCTCATATGCGTACTATGGGTCAGTTTGCTAGTAAAGAAGCTGCTCATAACGCTAGGCAGGAACTTAGTCAAAATAGGCTTCTGCAAGCACAGCATCAACAGCGTATACAACAACTAGGTCGGGAAGTAGAGGCTCATCAGCGTATCTATGCTGATCGCTCTAGAGCCGCTACTGCTGGTCATAGAGAGGCTATACGACAGGATCGTGCTGCGGGCGAGGCACTAATCCAGGCTCAGCGTCAGCGATTCAATCAGATGAACGCCGCTGAGCAGGGTAACATGCGTATGCGCCTAGAGAATCAGGCGCAGATGTATAGAACACTCCGTAATCAAGATACACAGAACCTCAACACTCGTCTTGCAGCTAATCAGGCTACACAGCAACGACTTTTGGGTATGGAGCAGACTGGTGCCCAACGTCGTATTGCTGCTATTAATACCGCCCATCAACAGTTTGTTCGTGGACAGGCTGTGCAGCGCGATGCAGTACAGGCTACTGCTAAGGATATGCAGGCGTATAACCAGCGTATCCAACAGACACAAGGACTGCTCGCTGGTGTAGGTCAGTCTGCCATCATTGCCGGTGGTGTTATCGGCATGGTGGGCGCTAAGATAACAAGAAGTTTCTTTAGTGCTGCTGATGCTACTGCTGAGTTCAGTAATCAGAACCGTGTTGCTGTCTCTGTGGCTAAAGATTTCCAGGGTTCAGTACAAGACCTTGGAGATGCAGTCCTTAAGGTTGCAAGAGAAGTACCTGTACCCATTGAGGACCTACAGGAAACTTTCTACTATACGTTCTCGGCCCTTGACGTAGACCTTAAGAACGCTACTGAGCTTGTTAGAGGTTTCGCTGACGAGGCAGTCGTAGGTAATGCTAAGATAACCGATGCTGCAAGGTCTAGCATCGCAATGATTAACGCATATCAGATGGACGTTAGTAGTGCGGCGGGAACCACAGAGACACTTACTCGAATCCAGGATATGCAGTTCAATACTGTTAAGTGGGGTGCGCTGACCTATCAGGACCTCTCCACTAATATCGGTAAGGTCATTCCTGCTGCTACTAGGGCAGGTCAGGAAATCGAGCAGATAGGTGGGATGCTCGCATTCTTGACTAGGCAGGGGCTTAGTGCCGAAATGGCAGCCACTTCTGCTGCCAGGGCACTAGAACTAATCTCTGAAGCCCGTGTTGTCTCTCGTCTAGAGCGTATGGGCGTACAGATCAGAGATAGCGTCACTGGTGAGATGCGGCAGCTTAATGATATTGTCGTAGACTTCGGTAGGCACCTTGAAGGACTTGATCCTGCTGGCATAGACAATGTAATGCAGGCCCTAGCACCGCTTGATGGTGATGAGTCACAGAAGTACCAGAGCATGCTCCGAGAGGCCGATAGAGTAACAGAGAGACTTAGCGGCCCTGAGCGTACCGCCGCACTACACCAAATCTTCATGGGTGCTGGTAACAGAATCCAGGCACGTAGGTTCTGGGACCTGGCACTAAAGAACTATGAAGAGCTAGACAGGCTTGTTAATGAGATCACTACTGGTCATGGTGAGTTCTCCAAGACATTAGCTCTTGCCTGGGAAGAGCCTGCTGTTACACTTGGTATCTATAACAACAGACTAGAGGCTCTTAAGCTTACTATAGGTCAAGAAGTCTTGCCTATTAAGCTCCTACTTGTAGGCGCTATTACTAATCTCATAGACAAGTGGGAAGCACTTGATAGTGAGACTAAGGCCAACATTGTAAGCTTTGCCCTGTGGGGAGGTATTGCCGCTACTGCCGGTGGTGCTGCGGCACTTATTGTTGGTATACTTGCGCTTATCACTTCCGGTATGATGGGCATTGCTACTGCTGCTCTACCGGCACAGGCTGGAATCCTTAAGACGGTACTAGTAGCCGCAGGTATGGGTGTCGGCATCCCACTTGCCATTGGTGCCGTAGTCGCTGCCTTAGTATTAATGATTATACATTGGGATAAGGTTAGCGAAGCTGTAACAAACTTTGGTCGGGCTGCTATGGAATGGCTGCCTACCATCGTAGCAGTTGTAATGTCTTTAGTAGCACTAAACTACACCGCTGTAGCTGCTGGATTTGCTGCGATAGCCGCCAGTATAAAGGCTGCGGCTGTAGCTTTGGGTACATTCGTAGTGCTTAATCCTGCGCTATTAGCTATTATTGTGACTGTTGGCGCCTATATCGCTATCAGTCGCACTCTAACAGCTAGTCAAAGAGCATTAGAGGAAGCCACTCAGAGTTATACCGATAATCTATACAATAATCGTGCAGCAATTCAGCAAAATATAGATGCTATTGATGAGCTTAATCGTACCCAGTTAGTTAATAATCTAGAAACTGCTGGAATGGCAGAACACGCTGAAACACTTGGACTCTCACTCGCTACCGTTACGAAAGCTATGCTGGGTGAAGAGGACGCACTTGCTAGAGTTAATAGTGCTCTAGATAATCAAAACGCTAGTGTGGGGTTTGCGTGGACTGAACGGGGCAGACTTGTTGCTGCATCTAGAGAATTAGAAGCTGCTCTAAAGCGTGAGCCTGCTGCTATGGCTCAGGGTACTGATGCTTTTGTAGAGCGTATGAGGGCTCTTGGTGGTGTGGAGAAGGCTATAGGTGACCTTGTAGCTATGCAGCAACGTGGCGGACCAAAGGACGTTGCTGACGCTGTAATAATAGCCAGATCCAAAGAAATAATTTCCGCTAGTGAGGGTGTCCATGGGATCTTGGGGCAGCTTCCAGACGATATGCAAGACATTACGCAAGAAGCGTTTAAAATGGCTGGTGGAATTGAGACAGCAGAAGATGCGTTTGATAACCTTAGCCCGTCTGCCGAACTGCTTAAGTCTGTATTAGAGGATATCAACGATGTAGAAGCTGCATTCGGTATGTCTATGGGTAGAATTGAAGAGTCTCTAAGAGCTACCCATGAGCAAGCCCTAGAAAGTGGTGCTATAACTGAAGAAGCATTCAATGATATGTTCCAAGAGGCTACCAAGAATGCTGATCTTGTAGCCGGAGCCTGGATTGATATTCTGCGAGAGCAAGAAACAGCTCATAATGACTACATGACCAATATGCAGATCATTATTGCTCGCGGCGCTAGTCATGTTATTGATATAATCAATGATATGGGTGAAGATGCTCCTGCTGCCATGCATGTTATGGCTAATGCTAGCGCAGAAGAGTTTGCCGAGCTAGAAAGAATGCTTACGGCTAGTGCAGAGCGTACTAGTGATGAGACTGTAGCACAGATGGATGCCTTGAAAGAAGGCATGACTGATGCTATCTCGACTGGTATATCTACGGCTCTGTTTGATTTCACTCAGGGCATGAAGTTGATGGAGACTATAGCGGGTAGGGGTGGTAAGGCTACTGCTGACGAGATTTCTAGAGAGCTTGGTATAGGTCTTGCAGAAGTCAGTAGACTTTCACAGCAATTCAACATTGAGCTTCAGGGCGGTATCAACCCTATACTTAAAGCACTAGGCAAGAGTCCTATACAGGCTGCATTCTCTAGACTTAGTGGCGGGATACTTACAGGTAATGTACTACTACAAAAGGGTGGAAAGCTGCCCGGCTATGGTGGTGGAGATATCATCCCCGCCATGTTGGAGCCTGGTGAGCTTGTTGTACGTAAGGAAATTGCTAGAAAGCTTGATCCGCATACACTACACGAACTAGATATCCCAGGCTTCCAGACAGGCGGGTTTGTTTCAACTGGTGATGTTCCGAAGGTACCTAGTGGGTTCGGTAACTGGGGTCACGTAGGTAGAGTTGGCTCAGAGACGGCCAATCATGTTCGTGAAAATGTAATAGAATGGCTGGAAGAGAACCTAGCACCACAGTTGGGTGCTGGCATCGGCTACAAGGCCATGATGGCCGCTTTGCACACCAGGTTCCCCGGTCTGCCCCTGTACTCAGGCTTCCGGCCAGGGGCCATCACAGCCACAGGTAATCCCTCCTATCACGGTATGGGCCGCGCTGTTGACATTCCTCCCCGTATGGACGTCAACAAGTGGATCGCTGACAACTACTTCGCACAGACTAAGGAACTCATCCTTAGCCTCAGTGGTGCTACTCAGATTCGCAATGGTCGTCCACACTTCTACACTGGTATCACACGGGCGATGCACTTTGACCACAACCACTGGGCTATGGCTCAGGGTGGCATAGTTACTCAGCCTACGAATGCATTGATTGGTGAAGCAGGACCGGAAGCGGTTATCCCGCTTGACAGGCTGGTATCCCTGATTCAGCAGGCTATGATAGGAGTGGACGCTCCTGGTGGTGGCACCGCATCTGTTACTGACCAATACCAACGAATGATTGCAGCCATTGATGCCTTGCAAGCTAAGGTAGATGCTGATACACGGTTAGCATTGGCTAGGGATGAAGTCGGTAGGATTCGTGAGGAACTCAGTCAACTAGGTAATGAGTTCAACAGAGCATCTCAGGCACTAACTGATGCTCGGCATGAGGGCAGGACTATAGCTAAACAGCAGGGCGAACTAGCCAGACGACTAGGCGTATCCGCTGATGAGTGGCGTAGGGCTATGGTTGCTGGTAGGGTTATTACTCTAGAAGTAGAAGCCTCTATCATCAGACAGATGCAGACTGTAACACAGATTCGGCGTGACCTAGATGATATGCGTTCTGGCCCGTCAGCACAACAACAGCTTAGTGTTTTGCAGGCACAGCAGAGAGTCATGGAGCAACAGCGTAGACTTTCTGAGTTAAATAACCCCCAGGCCGACCAGCAAGCTGTAGAGAACGCCCTGAAAAATATTGAGCAGGCAACAGCTAGACTAGCGGAGGCTCAGGCACAACTCAATACCTCTATCGCCACTGTTGCTCAGGCACAAGCAGAACTAGGCGGTGCTCAGGCAGAACTGGCTAGAGTTGAGCAGATTATACCTCATATTGATGATGAGGTAGCAAAACTATTGATGAGGTATGAGGCACAGGCTAGAGTCGCTGATGCACAGAAGGTTCTTGCAGAAGCTAACGAAGAGCTTGTAAAAACGGAAAATCAGGTTGGTGATGCACAGCAAGGGCTTGCAGATGCTAACAGGTCACTAGCCGAGGCACGTAATGTCAATAAGGCTAGTGCCGATGAGCTTAGAATGGCAGAGCTCGAGCTAACAATCGCACAGGAACAGTTAAAGATTGCAACTGATGCATTGACTGTATCTGCTGATGATCTACGGCTGAAAGAAATTGAACTTGCTCTTGCTGAGGAACACTTGCAAGAACTACGAGATAATGCATTCCAGTTCTTGCCTGAGTATACATCAGCACAGGAACGGTTAGATGAAGTCATAAGACTTATGACTGAGTCTGAGATGAGTCTGGAAGAGGCTATAGAGGCTGTTACTCAGGCCGAACGAGCCTCAATGGAGGCAACTGTAGGACTGACTAATGCTAGTGCAGCCCTATATGGTTTGAGTCCTGTCGCGCTTGAATACTTCCGTACTGTAGGTAGGGAGTCTGGTGTTGCAACAGATGCCATAGAGCGTCAGATTGCTGCTATAAAAGAGCTAAATACCATTAGTGGTACTGGTCAGAGTGCAGTAACTATGGCTCAGGATGCTTACAATAGAGGTAAGCCCGGTTCTGGACGCGACTTAGCGATTATCCAGTCAGGTAACATAGATGCCATAAGCCGTCGAATTGTTGAGATATTCAATAATCGCAATGTGCCACTGAGCATGAATCTCGATGGTTCAAGTACCGACCCTAATGCTAGACTACAAAGACTGGTTAGGGAGGTTCTAGAGGGGCACAAGACATTCGAGGCCATTAGGGCATCTGCCGACAGAGTTAAGGCTGCACATAATCTGGCGCTGGGCGGTGTTGTCAAGGCTCGTCGTGGTGGTACACTGGCCCGTATTGGTGAAGGCCGTAGAGATGAAGCTGTTATACCACTACCTAGCAACTGGGAACAGGGTAGTATTGGTACAGAAGTCAACATCAGTATTAGTAGCGGCGCTGTGCAGGTTACAGTACAAGGTTCTGTTGGAGATGGTGGCGAAGAGGCTATACGTGAGGAAGTTGAGCGAGGTATGAGAGAACTCATAGAAGAATTGGGTAGAGATTGGAGGTCTAGATAATGCCTGTCTCTACTATTAGACCTACTACAACCGCTGTAACACATCCTAACTGGACTGTGCAGGGCGCAGCCTCTCATGGGGCTGCTTTGTCTGATGATAGTACTAGCTCTTTCTCACGGAAGCAGTCTCATCCTACTGCCGCTATTAGAGTCAATTTACAGGACGCACTACCATTAGTTCCCGAAGCAAATAGAATTAGACGTATACGTACAAGGGTACAGGTTAGAAGATTAGGCGTTGCTGGTGGTGGTGGTGGGCACTACCATGTTTTAACGTTTGATCTTTGGGATAACACTGAGCCCCAGAGTCCGATTAGTACAACTGAACAAAATCTTACTATAACTAGTACTAGTATTAGTGAAAGAGCATTGTCGTGGAGAGTAGCGCCATTCGGTACAGAACTTACCCGTAGTCGTATATCAGCATTACAGCTTACTATCACCGATACAGCCTTCCCCGAGCTCTTCCCCGATGCTATAGCAGTATACGAAGCATTTGTAGACATAGATCATACTACAATTCCATCCGTTGAAGTAATCGGACCTACAGGATTACAGGAAACTACACTCCCACAGGGATCATGGATATATTCTCATCCAGAAGCCTATAGTCAGAATGGGTTTGAGGTTAAGATATTCTCTGAGGCCCAATATAATACTCCAGGATTTGGGCCTACTACATTCGTTCCTGTTTGGGGGAGTGGAGTAAGGAACGGTTCGGATAGTTCGTTCCGTATGGAAGAAAACATACCAAATGGAACGTACAGAATGTATGTTAGAGTTCGGGCTGGGTGGGGCGGGCCTACAGATAACCTTTGGTCTGAGTGGGACTTTTCAGAGTTTGAGTTAGACGTTGCTATACCACCCAAACCGTCTATATCAGCACAAGCACTTGATGACCTGGGACTTATTAGATTGACAATAGATTCAGGATTAGGATTACCTGAAGCGGAGAGATTCCTGGTTCAAAGAGCATTTGACCCTCTAGGGCCTTGGTCTGATCTTATTGGTGGTGACACTCTTGCCGCGCCCTCTGTGGTACTAGATGACCACACGGCCGCACCTAAAAGACAAGTCTTCTACAGAGTCAGATCATTCTACTTTAATGAAGGACTACCAGTAGCTTCTGAATGGTCACAGTCTGTACTTAGTATACTAAATCTACACAAATGGTTTTTAAAAGATGTCGATACAGGAGAGATATTAGAGATTGATGTAGAACAAGAGAGACTAGATATTGAATCGGGAGAAGATAAGGCCGCATTTAGTCCACTTGGTAGGTTTGGTGACGAAGTAAAGACTCCGTCTATAGTAGTCAAGGACTCTATTAGAGGGGATAAGTTCCCATTAAAGTTGGGGTTCTTGGGTGACACTGAGTATAGCGTGTTTCGTAGAATTAGAAACTCTCAGCACACTCTATTCCTTCAGAGTCCGTCAGACGAGGGACCCTGGTTTATAACTTTTGACTCTCCCGCTAGAATATCCGTCATCAATATGAATCCTCCTGTATATCGTCAGGTAGATGTAGATGTTATAGAAATAGGTCCGACTACTGATGTGTTTGGTGTACCACAACTACATCAATTCTTCGGTGGTAGACTTGGTGGTGCCCCACTTGGCACAACTACTATAGGTGGACAGACGAATGAGTAGACTATGGGTAGATTTTATATCGGGCACGCTAGAAGAGCAATTAGATGCACTATTTAGCGATACTACATTGGTATCTTCCGGTCTTATCAAACTACCTGCTCTTGGTGGGGGTGACTATGTAGTAGGTATATTGGGATCTAATACCTCAGAACCGGAGATTATTCATATAGTTTCACATGTTGCTGACTCTGATACAGCTACGGTAGAACGTGGTAAGAATATACCGCCTAAAACCTGGCAAGTCGGATCTCTGTGGCATCATGGCTCAGTAGCGGACGATATCCAGGAACTTCGAGGTCCGAAGGGTGATACTGGCGACGCTTGGGATGCCTGGGAGGGTAGTTGGAGTAGTGGTACTGCTTATAACAGGCTGGATGTTGTCAGTCATGAGTCTGAATCATGGATTGCTAATGTAGATACTGTTGCCGGTGACGAACCTGGCATAAGTAGTAAGTGGGACCTTATTGCAGGTAAGGGTAGTGTTGATAATGTTGCGCTTAACGATCTTACCGATGTAGACACAAGCGGCGCACAGACCGATCATACACTTGTAAGAAACGGAGCCGGACTTTGGGTTCCTGCTAATGCTATACCTGCGATACACGGCAAGAGCAGGCACAGTGATCCAACTACAGGCACACTAGGCACTAGCGGTACTGTAACTGTCGACTTTAATACTAACAATGATCTGTTCACTCAAGCCCTTTCTGGCAATGTTACATACGCTAGCTCAAATAGAGCATCTGGCCGTAGCGCAACTATAAGGATCAACCCAGGAGCTTCTAATAGGACTCCTACATTCCCTAGCGGTTGGAAGTTCTTTGGTAGTAAGCCGGATGTTTTTGAGGCCAATACGCTATACCTTATGACTCTGACATGCTTCGGTTCTGCAGACGCGGACGTACATGTTGCAGTAGCAAAGCAGGTAGTCTAATGAGAGCACTAACCATCCGTGACGTAGGACTATTAGGCGCACTACAACCGGACGGTGGGCCAATAGACCTCTACAACGAGGGCACTGGAGAAAATGATTGGGTAGTAGGGTACTCATCTGGTAACGGCACTCAGGCTAAGGAGTCTAACCATCTGAGAGTTTTTGCTCATGCTTTTGGCATCTCAGAAAGAACTTATGTAACCGATTCTTCTGTCGATCTTACCGATATCGACCAGATAGAGATAGACTGGCTTAATGATGGTAGCGGTAATTTTATTCGGTCCTATTTGATTGCATCTACCTCAAAAATTGGCCAGCATAGCTCGTTTAACGCCCGTATAGAAAGAACTACGACGTTCTCTAGGACGGTACAACAACTTAACGTAAGCGCCCTGAATGGTATGTTCTTTATCCGGGTTCATACCAGATGTGGTGCTATTGATGGGGCTATTAACTCGCAAGTACGCGCCTATCGCGTAACACTAAAGTAGGTAAATATGAGCGATAAAAACTGTGTAATCATTAGCCCAGAGCCGCAGCGTATGTCGGCACAGCAAACAACACAAGAATCGCCGCTAGTAAGACTTATCTACTGCCACAACCCTAACGGTTCGGACTTCTCCAAACGGTTCCACGGCACTACGACAGAAGCCATCGCACGCATTCGTGAACTTAGTAGAGAAGTAGACACACTATTTGGATCTAACTTCAGTATTCAGTGGTCTGATGAAGTCGGCGTATTAGAGATTTCTGGCGGTCGATATCACGAAGTTATGAGTGCGTGGAGAAGTTCAACTTTGCGTAGACCTGGTTCGAAGCATGTTCTTATTGTCAATGGTTATGGCGAGGCTAAGGGTACGGCTCCTGTACCACAGAGTATTGCCGATATCTCCTCTACATCATTCGATACCTGTGTTGTTTGGGAATGGTCAGTGTCAGTAGCAGCACATGAACTATTACATACGATGGGTGCTGTACAAAGAGGTACTCCTGCCAACCCAGGAACACAAGACTTTCACAGCAATCGTTCTAATGATGTAATGGGGATTGGTGCGAACGGAACACTACTTGATCCAGAGCGAGATTCGTACTACTCATCGAATAATAAGTTAGCTAACGATGAGTGGAATATTATACATCGTCCGTGGTTAGTAGAGCCTGCCAAGCCCGAACCAAAACCAAAGCCCGAACCAAAACCAAAACCTGAGCCTGAACCAGACCCAATAGTAGGAAAAGGAGGCAAGATGTACGTTGTCAAGCGTGCAGGAACCGATCAATTGTGGATGGTGTCGCTCGGGTTCGCCAAGAGGGTTCTAGACCCGAAAGGACTGTCTCAGTACATCAACGCGGGCATGGTTGAGAATGCCACTCATGGCGTAGCTACTAACTGGCGCGAGGTAGACTGGCACTACATCGACCAACTGCGTAAGCCATAAGATGTATCCCACTAGTGATCGACTAAATCGTGCAGTCAATGGGTATCACACCATTGACTCTCGTGTTGATGTTCATAGTCCTAGTGGGTCATTATTGTTCGGTGGCCTAAAGGTAGAGCAGGGATTTGTTAGGGTAGATGACACACGAGAAGTACGCAGACGTAGCACTTTAAGAAGTATGGACTATACTGGAACGCTTACACCACGAGATGCGACAGATTTATTGCATCCACTATCTCATAACGAAATAAGAGTGTATAGAGGTGTTAGATTTCCTGACGGTACTAGTGAGATGGTACCACAAGGGGTGTTTGGGATAGAGGATGTTAATATAAGTGATAGTCGTGAAGGATTCTATATAGAAATCGTGGGGTATGATAGAGCGCATAAGGTTAGGAGGCGTAGATTTGTTAAAAACTATATTGTCCCCATAGCACAAAACTATGGAGAAGCCATTAAAACTATGATAGGGCTTTTAAATCCTGAGATAGAGTTTGAGTTTGTATCCACACCATTTCTTACACCTAAACTAGTGTTTGGGGGCTCAGGCGAAACAGGTGGTGGGAACGCTTGGGATGCTGGACAAAAGATGGCCGAATCTATAGGTATGATTTTAAGTTTTGACATTAATGGGATATGTAGACTAGATCCAGTCCCAACTCCTACTCTAGCTCTGCACGCAGCACATCATCATTACCATGCCACAGATAAGCAACAGAACCCTGTGTTGTATGTAGATCGCAGAATTACAGCTAGTGAGACATTTAATCATGTTGTAGTACATGGAGAGTCTACATCTAATGAAGAGCCGGTTAGAGGCGAAGCGTTTGACAATGATACCTCTTCTCCTACCTATATCAATGGACCTTTTGGTGATGTACCTACCTTTGAGAGAAGTCCATTCGTTAGGACAGTAGATCAGGCAAACGAGCTTGCGTCCGCTATACTAAGAAAAAAGCTAGGTATAGAGGAGACTGTAAGGATTATATCTATAGTTCACCCCGGGCATGAAATAGGTGACGTTATACATATACAAAGGGAAAGATCAGGCGTAGACAGTCTGTGTATTATAGATCAGTTTACTATGCCGCTACAAGCAAGTCAGGCCCTAAATATAGGCGTTAGGTCTAGGAGGGTTCACCATTGATAACTCCAGGTGACGCTAGCGGTCTAACTCATGTTATTGGGGAGGCACAGCCTGACTCCTCGCTTATACTGAGACAGGGTATATGTGTTTCAGTAGAGGCTGAAACCATGACTTTGGACTTGGGCGGAGATCCTATACCTGATACTAAGGCGATATTGATGCCTAGTACGGGTGATACTGTATGGGCATTAGAAAACGGCCCTGACATACTAGTTATAGGTCCGGTAAATACCGGATTTCGACGCAATATGGTATTAATGTGGAGCGGTATAGTAGCTGATATACCAACAGGATGGGCCTTATGCGATGGTCAGAATGGTACACCCGATCTTAGAGATAGATTCGTAGTAGGTACAGGTGCTACCTATGGTTTAGGTGATAGTGGTGGTAGTGTCGAGGCGACGATGCCGTCCCACGGTCACGGTGCCGGATCACTGGCCGCTGCATCAGGCGGCTCACACACGCACACGCTGGCATGGATGAACTCTGCATCAGGCTTC